CATGTGTTTATCTGACATGTCCCAAGAATGCACAGACGTTCCGGTGTAAAACTTAAAACTAGCATCTAAAAGTTCATCAATTAAATCTTCTGACATTAAATCTACACGCTTACACTTGACTTCCTTTAAAGCATCATCTTTTATTTTTAGATATTTAACTCTACCGTTGGCGTCTTGATCTGCTTTTTTTAAGCCAGCCAAGCACTCCATTACTTTATGAACAATAGTGCCAAGTTCAGCTTTTTTACCACTCACAGACTGGTGGCCTAGAACGTATGTAATAAAGTATTGCATCTGGCAGTACGCATAGTTATTGTAACTAGATGATCTTACATATGTTATTAGCATTAATTTCTCCAGATATTTTTGATTAGTAGAGTTTGTTCTTGAAGTTTTTCTATATCATAACCTTGATTGTCAATAATATAATCAAACGTATCCCAGTCAAATACATCTTGGTTCAACGCTGATTCGCACTCATGGCTACTATGTGTCATGTCTCTTGTTAGTCTTATAACAATTCCTCCAGCGTCTTTAATAGCGTGAACTTCGTTGGGAAATCTTACGTCTGGAATAATAGCAATAGAGGATTGTTCTTCCTTTATGGTTTTCATTGTTCTGTCTAACCATACAGTGTCTTTTATTTTCCTCATCACGCTGGTTCCAAAATACTGCAAAAATTCTCTGGCGGTCATTCCGTATTTTGTATCAGTATTTTTATCTTCATCTTTTCCATATACCTGACTTGGATCAAGATCAAAAAGATCTACACATATCATCTTGAGATAGTCAGCAAAGTGATATATTTTCATATAGGGCCAAATATGTGCATCTGCGTATTCTATAAAGTCTAAGTCTTTTCTTAGTAAATCAAAAACGCCCCAGCCAAGATCATTGTTTTTGTTGGTTGTTTGTACGCAAAGTTCTCCATGATTGTTGATGCGGTAATCTTTAATCATACCGAGTGACATTAAAGCGTCTCCGCATATGATGTTTGCTACCGTGTTCTTGCCGGATTGTTTTCTGCCAGATATACCTATTATTGTAGTCATTAAAAAGTCCCTCTTAGTTTTGACAATATTTCAGATTTAATATCCTTGGTTTTCATTTCTCCAATGTCTTTGTTGCTAATTTTAGGACATGTAATCTTATACATTCTGCTAATTTGCCTATACAATTGTAGCACAGCTTCTTTGCCCGCTTGATCATTGTCTAGTATTGCAATAATATGTGTAATCCCTAGCTTGGCTATCTTTTTTTCTTGTTGCTCCGATAGTGTTTTCCCAAACATTCCTACAACATTTTTAACGCCAGCCTCGTATAGCTTCCAGACATCACCTTGCCCCTCAACTAGATACATGCAAGATGTTTCTCTTGCTCTGTCTTTAGCTCTATGATAATTGTACAAATAATTTCTTTTGTCAAATCCTTTTGGGTATATCAAAAATTTAGGAGTTCTATATATTTTTGTTGATCTACCAATTAAGCCAACCACTAACTCTCCACCATCATCATGAATTGGTATGACAGACCTTTCTTTCATTATACAGTTTTCGTCACAATCTCCCACGGAAAAATATCGTAGAGTTTGTTTATTAAATCCTCTGTCTTTAAAGTAATTTGATGGGACGGCACAATTAAAATTGATATCTATTGGCTTGTCTGTAATAGTTATGTTGGAACTTTTAAACGTATTGATTAGTTCTTGTATTTCATTTTGCTCTTCTTCTTCTGTCTCTAAAGATGCTGAGTGGCTGTCAAATCTAATGTTAAAATTATGATAGCACCACTTTAGCACTGTTTTAAAATCTTCTTGTTGTCCACTTTGTTGGGACAAAACTCCTTGTATTAATCCAAATATATCACTGCGATATTCGTGTTGACAATTTCTAGTCCAACACTTCCACATGCCTTTCGTTAAGGAAAAAGAAAACCCTCTATTATTATCGCTACCTTCGTGAATTGGACATCTAGTATAGATGTTGTCTGAAATAATTTCGTAGTCTATGTTTAGTTTTTTAAACACTGACTCAACTTTGTCATTCAGCGTCTTCTTGAGTTTCTGTATCTTCATCTAGGTCTATCTTGTCTAGTTTATCTGGTGAAATTAATCCAGTGTCTCCAGCTGGAGTATTTTTCATTTCATTTCTTGTTGGTAATTCAATTAATTTTGCATGTGCGCCCTGCATTTGCATATTGATATAATCTCCATCGTCCATGCCAGCACCGTGTCTGGATACTATTGGTACTAATTTTCTATTTCCAGCATTTGGTCCATCTTCAGCTACTTCTTCTGGAGATTTGGCCTTAAAAATACTAAATGAAGTACACAGCCAAATTAATCTGTCTGATCCGCTTACTGCATCTGTGCTTTCTTTTGTGATTCCATCTCTGTTCAGCTGGACGAAAGATAGACAGGGTATGTCTAGCTTAACGCATAAATTATGTAGAGAGGTAATTTGAAATCCCAACGCTTGATACTCTTGAATATTGTTGGTAATAGATGAAGATGACATAAGCTTTAAATAATCGTAGATGATCAAGCATTCATTTGTTTTTCCTGATTCGTCTGTCTTAACTTCTTGCATAACCCAGCGACGAATGAGATTCAATATTTGTTCAAAGGGTTTTCCAGCAACGCTAATGTAACTATATGGCACTGACTCTAGTTTTGATACAGCTTCTTTTACTTTGTCATATTTTAAAGAATCGTCTGTAAATTTGCCGGTCGCAATCTCATTGATTGGTACTCCGCTAATATTTGCTATAAGACGATTAAGGTGATCCTCTTTTGACATCTCTGTGTCAAGAACAAGTACTGGTATGCCTATTGAAGATACATTAAGGGCAACATTATCAGCGAATACTGATTTACCAACTTTTGGTCTTGCAGATACAAGGTCAACGCATTTTCTTCTAAGACCACCCCCAATGGCCTCGTCATATCTAGAGAACCCCGTGGGTATACCAATGATATCGCACTTATTTTCTGATAAGAACTGGACATAATCTTCTACTCCGTCGCCAATTTTTTCTGGATTTTCACCCCCGTCATCCTCTCTTAGAAAATCTGTCACAGGATTCTCTAATAAGCCAATTATTTCATTTATACTTTCATTACCATCAATTTTATCTATATCTTTATGTATCTTATTGGTTAACTTTTGTATTTTATGTGCGAATTCAAACTTTTTAATTTGAGCCGCAAACTTAACGACATTTTCACAACTAATAGGAAAGTCGAATAAAGATTTGATATACTTTAGCTCTTGCTTTGTGCTTATAGAATCTTTGACGTTTAGTGCTTCAGCAGCACCAATCAAGGATGCAATGTCTACGGAGTACTCATTAGCAATAATGTGTTCTATGCACCTAAATATAACCTTGTTGTTGTTATTTTGAAAGCTATCTACAGATACAAAGTCTGATATTGAAACATATGCATCAATACCATACTGTAATAAACAAGCTAAAACAGCTCTTTCGGAACCTGCATCTTGTAACTGTGGATTCATTTACTACCTACTGCTAGCACAACGATTGCATCTGTGAAATTCTCCATAAACTAATGAAGCATTTACTGTTTCTTTTTTACCACAAGCACTACAAGTCACGGACTTTTTGGCTGGAGGTTTTCTTGTTCTAGGAGTTTTTGTAATTTCTGGAGTCACAATATTCCTATCTTCGCCAGTGTCAGACCATGTGTTTTCTTTAGCTACGACGGGTTCTTTCTTTTTGTTGGTAATAGAATTGTTTTTATGCATAGTGAAATCTTCTGTTTTATTTTTTTCATGGACCACTTCTTGAGACAAAATATCTTCCATGTATGGAGGCATAGTAGTCCAAGTTAAGGAGTCTTCGGTTAGTATATCAAGAAGCTCTGTTCTCTCTTCTATTGTTAATCCTTGCACAAAATTTCTTAAGTTCATACTCGTTTCCCCTTTTCCATTAGTATGTCACCCTTTCGTTTTAGTTCATACACTTTTCCCTCAAGTTCTTGAACCCTTGCTTCTGCTACCTGTTTATAGTTATCAATAGATGAGGCGTATTCATTTTCTACAACAATCATTTGCATTCTCATTTCGTGCTTAGTATATGGACTAAACTTGTCGCTGTATTTAGCTACCATTTTTTGCAACTGATCGTTACATAAATTAAAGACAACCTTTTGTCTATTAATGTGATCTTGAATATATGAGGCATATCCATACAGGGCATAAGCATAATCAAAAAGCTCTTCCTGATTAAGCTTTTTAACCTGTTCCATCTCCATGTCTGCGGCTAATAAGAATTCTTCACGAAATGTAGCAAACTTTGTATTTGTCTCATTCGTAAATTGATCTAGCTTTTCAAGGAAATTTTCAACGGTTTCTTTAGCTGTTTTCAATTTGTTCTCTCCATTGATCGTCTGTGTCTGAATACTTCAACTCAATCAAATCAATCTTATTCAACTTGCACCATTCTATTTTATCCTCATCCTTGGATTTTGCCAACACGAAATCTGCTTTTGTTTTGTGGAAAAATGGGGTGAACTCATAGTGTTGTTGCCCGTGAACCTCTATTGCCATCATTATCTGTGGAATATAAAAATCTAAATACAAAACACCTTTTCTGTGACTAGGTGTACTTCCCGGCAGCTTAACTTCTTCAAGTATTCTGTAGCTATGGAAGATAGTCTTCAAGACTTCTCTTGCGCGAACGTGGTACTTTGACCGCCTCCTTATGTCGTTCGCGTTCACAGAATAATTCCTCAAATCCCACACATATTCTCTTC